CCTCTAGTCACCGCTCACAAAGAACTGACTATCAAGAAGATCACGTTTGGTACCAAAGGCGTTAGCCCAGGACTGGTCATCAATGGGATGGCCAATATACTCAAAGACTGGATGTCGTTTGAGAATACCGTGCATGAACTTTTGAAGCTCGATAGTCCGATAGTACTCAGCTGCCTGTCCCTTGGTAATCATCCGAACTTTTAAGGGCTCAAGGATGGGGACGGGTATGGCGTCTAGGGGGTCTTTGAGACGACTCCTCCAGAGATAGTCGACATAGTCTTGGAAATCCTCAACTACGTCGTCTCCAGAGATGAACCGTACTTCTATAACCTCCCAGTTAACCTCTACCATACCAAACAGATCCGTAGAGAGAGGAACCGATTGATACTCGAATCCTTTTAGGAGCTCGCCGAACGCACCAGCCTCACTTAACTTGTTTTCAAAGCAAGCTCGAAGTGAAGGAAGGGGGTCACGGTGGCTAAACTCTTTACCACGGAACATCTGTTCGCAGATTTCATCAATCGCACGTTTGACCAGATTCAGGACGACTCGGTCACCAAAGTTCGGACTCTCCTGAGTCTTCGAAAGAGCTTTCATATGATCCTTGAAAGTTGCTTCAATAAAGTCAGGAGGCGCAGTAGGATCTCCAAGTTTAGACATAAGGATATCATACGCGCAGCGACGGGCAGGCCAGTTTCCAGAACGGCCACGTCGCATAACAGTTTGGAGAGCACGACCGAGGTCACCTCCAACGATGCCTCCTGGCCGCTCACCCTCTTCAAAGGGAGCAGGTGCAGGGGGTAGTTCGTCTTGTGCCATCGAGTACGCGAAAATGTATGAGGTATGGTATTTCAGCCACTTCATGGCTGTTCCTGCCTCTGAACGTTTCTCGTACCTTTCCACGAAGGTGGAATGCTCCTTTGCACAAGACCCTATGCGTTGAGGGGACCGTTTTAAAGAACGTAATAAGGCGGTCCACGCATCTTCCGCCCACTGATGGTGGTCGGGCTCAGTGTCACGCTGGGAAACTCGTGATCGGACTGGCGGCGAGCTCTGAGGAACTTGGGGAGAGGGACTCGATCCCCTCCTTGCAGGTGCTTGGGGTGCCGTGCATCCGGTTGTCGGCTTGATCTCTGTAGTTGCTGAGATCATTTTATGGAGAAGA